AGCGCACGATGCCTGAGACGTACGCACCCTCGCAGCAGCTGGTCATCCGCGCGCAGGAGGCTGCGGCCAACGACGTGCTCACCGCTGCGCGGGAATGCCTGCCCTCGGAGTGGTACGCGGTGCTGCTCGCGCGGCTTGCTGGCGATGACAAGGCCGACGACGACGAGGCCGACGTCGAGGCGCACTGATGACGGTGCGCGAGCTGATACGCGGTCGGCGGCAGGCGCAAGTGTCGACGCGGCTGCGAGCGGCAGCGGCGCAGGAGCTTGAGCGGCTGCGCGCGGAGAAGAGCCCGTCGCGTGACGACCCGCGCCGCAGGCTCGGCCTCGTGGAATACGTCGCCGCGCTGTCGCCGCGATGGGAGCCGCCGCGTCACCTCGCGCCGGTGGCCGCTCTCTTCGAGCGCGCGATGCGTGGCGAGACGGTGCGTGCGTGCGTGAGCGTCCCGGCGCAGTTCGGGAAGACGACGCTCATCCAGCATGGAATCGTGCAGATGCTCTCGCGTCATCCGACGTGGCCGATCGTCTACGCGTCGTATTCCGCGGACTTCGCGCACGACCGCTCGAAAGAGATTCGCGACCTCGCGCGTGAGGCTGGGCTGAGTCTGCGCGACGACACGAGCGCGGCTGGACGCTGGCGGCTTGTCGAGGGCGGTGGTCTGCTCGCGACGGGCATCGGCGGTCCGCTCACCGGCTACGCGGCGCAGGTCGTCGTCGTCGATGACCCGCACAAGAATCGCGAAGAGGCTGAGAGTCGGCGCGAGCGCGAGAAGATTTCTGACTGGCTGCGGTCGACGGCGCTCACGCGCATCGCGCCCACGGGCTCGTGCATCGTTGTGCATACACGCTGGCATCCCGACGACCTCATCGGCAGGCTCGAAGCTGACGGCTGGGAGGTCGTGAATCTCCCGGCGATCGATAAGCACGACGAGTCGCTGTGGCCGTCTCAGCGCCCGCGCGAGTTTCTTCGCCAGCGCGAGCGCGAGGTCGGCCCGTACGAGTGGGCAGCGCTGTACATGGGCCAGCCTCGAGCGCGCGGCGGTGCCGTGTTCTCGGCGACGCCGACGACGTACGCGACGCCACCGGGCGAGCTGACGCGCGGCATCGGCCTCGACCTCGCGTACAGCGCGAAGACCTCCGCGGACTGGTCGGTGGCAGTGGTGATGGGCAAGGCGGGCAGCGGCGCGGACGCGCGCTACTACGTCCTCGACGTGCTGCGCGCGCAGATGCGTGCGAGCGATTTCGCGCAGCAGCTCGCGATGCTCAGAGCGCGCTGGCCGCACACCGCATCGCGCATCTATGCGGGCGGCGCTGACCGTGGCGCGCTCGATTTCTTGGCGCTGCCGCCGCCTCGCGGAGTGGGATTGCAGGTCGAGGTAAAGGCCGCAGTCGGAGACAAGTATTCTCGCGCGACACCGCTTGCCGCAGCGTGGAACGCAGGCCGCGTGCTGGTGCGCGAGGGCGCTGCGTGGCTGCCTGACCTCTGCGACGAGATCGCGCGATTCACCGGGCAAAACGACGCGCACGACGACCAAGTCGACGCGCTCGCAGCTGCGTTTGATCTGCTCGCGGAGATGCACGTCGGCAGCGGCGTCGCGAGCACTGGCAGGCGCGTGTCTGCTGACCTGACGACAGACTACGCGCCCCGCGTCGGGCGCAGGAACTACTGGGGTTAGCAATGCCGTCTCGCAAGCCACGCACGCAGTCAGCGGCCACCGTCGCCGCAGCTGCGCCCGTCGAGCCGATGGGCACGGTCACGCGCATCCCTGAGATGGGCCGCGTCATCAGGCCGCAATCGCTGTCGGCCATCAGCGGGCGCGCGCTTCAACCGGTGTCGCCGGGGCGCATCAGCACGGCGCTGCGCGAGCTCGACTTCGGCAACTATGAGTATTGGGCCGACATGGCGACGCAGATGCGCCGTGACCCCGTCGTGCGTCGCGCGTATTCGACGCGCCGCTCGTCGGTGGCTGGACGTGGGTTCGCGGTGAGGATGGCCGACGACGTCGCGCCCGAGATGCGCGGCGCGGCCGAAGAGCTGGTGCAGCTGACCAAGGAATGGCTGACCAGCATCGAGGCGCGCGAGACGTTCTTGATGAGGGTGCTCGACGCGATCGGCATGGGCATCTCGTGTCACGAGCTGGTGTGGTCGCGGCGCGGCGGCGCGTGGATGCCGCAGCCGGTGCCAGTGCAGACGCGCAACCTCCGCTACGCGCAGGACTGGTCGCTCGAGGTCAGGGACTTTGATTATCAGTGGTATTCGACCACGAACTATCCCGCGAAGTTCCTCGTGCACGTTCCGTGGACAGACCCCGGACGGCCGATGGACCAAGGGGATTTCCTCGCGGCGGTCTTTTATTGGCTTTTCAAAAGGAATGTTTGGACATTCTGGTTGATCGGCGCGGAGAGATTCGGCAACCCGCTCGTGCTCGCGCAGATGGCTGCGTCGTCGGATAGCGCGCAGCGGCAGCGCATCCTCGACGACCTCCAGCAGCTCACGGCCGACAGCGTCGGCGTCACGAGCGGCACGAGCGATATCAAGATCATCGACCCCGCGGGCGCAGGCTCGACGGGCGTCTGGAAAGAGCTTCGCGCGTCGCTGAACGAGGAGCTGTTTCTCGCGCTGGGCGTCAGTCCCGACCTTTACCTCAGCGGCGCGAATGGCTCGCGCTCGAGCACGGAGACGCGCGACGGCGTGCGGCTTGAGAATAGCAAGCTCGACTCGACGCTGATGTGGGGCTCGATCACGCGCGACGTGGTCAGGTGGCTGGCCTATTACAACCTTCGCCGCGCCGATATCCCGCTGCCGGTCATCGAGACGCTCTTCGACGATTCGCTGCCGATCACGCGCGACGCCATCGACACCGGCAGCGTGCGCGTCAATGAGATTCGCGCCTCGCTGGGCCTGCCAGCGTGGAGCGTCGAGGACGGCGGCGAGAACATCGCGCGCGTCCAGCTGCCGCCTGCGCCTCCGGGCTCTCCGCTGCCCTTTGAGGCCGCGCCGCCAGTCGAGACGGGCTCGCCATCGGTTGAGGCCGTGACGCCCGCTGAAACGCTCGGAGGTGCGTCCACGGCCTCCCCTTTCCAGACATCAGCGGGCTCGGCGCATGGGATGCCAGCGCTGTCGACGAGGTCGGTGACTTCGCAGACGTCCTCGCTCTCAGCGACGAGGCCGATCAGGCGCGCGTACGCGCAGTAATCGGGCGACCCTACGTCGTCGCCGCGGAGACGACCCTAGAGGGCGTCGTCGCGTTCACGCCGGTACGCGAGGCCATCGCGGCGGCAGCGCTTGGTGGCGCGGACGCTGTCGCGGACGCCGTCGCCGCGTTCAAGGGCGAGCCTGAGCTTGAGCGGCTGATTTACGAGGCCAGCGTCAAGAGCGACCTCGCAGGCCAGATGTTCGTGCGCCTCGTGGAGCTCGACCCGCAGGGCGCGCAGCGGCAGCTCGCCATCGACCTGCGGCCCGCATTCCTCAAGATGCCATTCGCAGAAGCGGTGGCCTTCTGGCGCGAGCGCGGAGGCGACCCGGCCATCCTCGAGGAAGTGCTGCGTGCGTATCGGCGTCGTGCAGCGCTTGCCACCGACGAGCAGCTTGACGTCATCTCGCGCCGCGCCGTCGAGGAGCTACAGCGAACGCTTGAAGAGGGCAACACACTGCGCGACTTCCGACGCGCGATGGAAGACCAGACCATCACGCTCGGCATCGCGCCGCAAGACCCCAGCTACCTCGAGAACGTTTACCGCACCAACGTCGCCACGGCCTACGGCGCGGGACGCTGGACGCAAATGAATGACCCCGACGTCCTCGAGGCTCGCCCGTATAGGCAGTGGCTCACGGCGCAGGACAATCGCGTCCGCGCTGAGCACGCGCCTATGAATCGCAAGGTCTGGCGCGCTGACGACAGCAGCTTTGCCAATATCTCGCCGCCCGGAGGCTTCCAGTGCCGCTGCGTCATCACGACGCTATCGGAAGAAGAACTCCGCGACGAGGGCTTGCAAGTCATCACCAGCATCCCAGCGGGATTTGCAATGACGCCCGGCTTCGGCGCGTCGTCGTTTGTGAGGTAATCATGGCATCGACCGCAACGGCCTTCGACGGCTCACGCAAACTCGCGCTGCGCGCCACGCTCGGCGCATTCGCTGACGTCGCCGCGCAGCCAGCAATGAAGTCGCCGCTGCTCGGAGACGCGCAGTGCTCGTGGGTCGAGATGGCTTACGAGAGCGAATGGAACGGCCATCCCGCTGGGCCGTTTGCGTTCACGCGCGAGGTCTTCGGCGACATCAAACGCCTCTACGACGCAGGCGAGCAGCCGGTGCCCGTGCTCTGGGGTCACCCGCGCCACGACATGGGCGTGCCCATCGATGCCGCCGGCTGGATTCAAGCGCTCGAGGTGCGCGACGGCGCGACGGGCTGCGAACTGTGGGGCTACGTCGAGTGGACTGAGGATGCCGCCAAACGCATCGCGTCGGGCGCGCAGCGCTTCTGTAGCGTCGTCGTCGACTTCGCGCCGATTGACCGCGCAACTGGCGAGGTCGCAGGCCTTGCGGAGCTGTACGAACTCGGCTTGACGCCGTCACCGTTTCTGCCGGGCATGACGCCCATCACTCTCTCCCGCGTCGGGACTCCGTCGCGGCGAAACATCAGGAGTCTCGCAATGGATCCCACGAAAGTTCTCATGGCAATCGCGACGGCGCTCGGCCTCAAGAAGGACGCCACGCCGGAGAAGATGAAGAAGGCGTTTGACGCGCTTGTGGCGCTTGCGGGCGCGATGGCTGAGGAAGCCATGCCCGCCGCGACGATTACGGAAGAGGTCGTCGACGCGGCGATGAACGAGAAGAAGATGAAGGAACTCTCGCGCATCGCTCGCAGCATCCGCGCGCTGTCTGGCATCGCGCTGCAGGACGACGTCGCCATGGTCGAGGAGGCCGTCGCAGAGGGGATGCCCGAGACTGAGGAGCTTGTCGAGGAGGCCAGCGAGGCCGCTGCGACGATGGTGCTCGCGAAGCTTGTTGAGGCGACCGGCATGGACGAGGCGGGCGTGCTTGCGGCAGTCACCGAGAAGCTCGACCAGATCGCGGCGATGCTCGTCGCTGGCCCAGTGAGCGGCATGACGGCCGACGCCAACGCGCAGCTGTCGCGCACGAGCGTCGAGCTGAGCGCGCACAAGGCGCGTGCGGTCGAACTCGCGAGCACCGTGAAGACGCTTCAGGCGCAGGTCGCCGAGCTGTCGCAGGAGCGCGAGCAGCGCGTCGCCCTCGAGCGCACCGCGCGCATCGACGCCTCGTTCTCGCGCCTGCTCGGCGAGGGCCGCGTCACCGAGGCGCAGCGCGCTGCGTTCGTGTCCGCGTCGCATCAGTCGGAGCAACTCGCGCTCGACATCTACTCGGCGCTGCCCGCGACCGCGCAGCCGCCCACTGGCTCGCTCGTCACCGGCCCGAAGGCCCCGACGAACTCGCTGTCGCTGTCGGCGTCGCAGGACCCGATCGCCAAGATCTTCGAGGCTGACGCCAAGGCCGCTGGCCTGCGTGGCGAGGCCGCGAAGAAGCACGTCGCCGTGATGCTGTCGAAGCACGCGGCTCGCAACTCGGGCGCTTGACGCGCGCTGATATCCACGCTCACTCAGGAGATTCACAATGGCTGCACTCACCGCAATGACCGCGCGTCAGACGCGCAACGACTCGCTCGCTTCCTACGCGACCTACACCTGCACGACCGGCACGACCATCTACGAGGGCTCGCTCGTGATGGTGACGCTCGCGACCGGCCTCGCGCTTCCCGGCGCTGACACCGCCTCGTGCGGCTTCGTCGGCATCGCCACCAACACGGTTGTGTCTGCCGCCGCTGGCCAGACCATCAACGTCAAGTTCGGCCACGAGGAGCTGCTCGGCGCGAACGCGACGCTTGCGGCCATCACGGGCTCTGCGTGCGTGATCTTCGACTCGGACCTCGTGACCACGGCTGCCGCCGCGACCAACGACGTCAAGGTCGGCGAGATCGTGCAGCCTGTCGGCACTACGGCCGCGTGGGTCAAGATCCGCAGCTCGGCGACCGTCTGATAGCGCTCTGAGCGCCAACGATTTACAGGAGATTCCAACATGGCTGATTCATCCCACGTCATCAATCAGACTGCCATTGACGCGGCAGCAACCGTGTTCCGCACGATGGCGGACGAGCTGTTCACCAGCTCGGCCGACGAGGCGCTCGTCAACGCAATCTGCGAGACGATCCCCGCGGACGGTGGCACGACCACGTCCATCATCCTCGAGGATTTCCTCGGCAACTGGCTCGAGTTCAGCGGCGCGAGGCAGACCGGCGTGTCGCGCGCTTACCGCCTCAACGTCGCGCTCACCAGCTGGGCCGTGCAGCTCAAGGTGCGTCGCCGCGATGCGGAGTACGACCGCTCGGGCATCGTCGCCGCGCGCGTCCGCAAGTTCATGAGCGCCGCGCAGTCCTACAAGGACTTCGTGCTGCATCAGGGCCTGTTCTTGAACAGCGGCGATGGCCCTGTCGGCTACGACGGCGTCAACCTCATCTCGACGTCGCACCCCAACGGGCCGAGCGGCAACCAGAGCAACAAGACCACGTCGGCTCTCTCGCCGCTCACGTTCGACACCGCCTTCGCGGCGATGACGAGCTACCAGCGCGAGAACGGCGAGCCTTTCCGCATCGTGCCGCGATACCTCGTCGTCGGCCCGAAGAACCGCCTCGTCGGCAGCGAGATCACGAAGATGGACATCCGCGGTCGCTCGGTCGCGAACACCGGCCTTGAGGCTGCTGCAGCGGTCGTCGCGTCGGCTGGCGTCAGCAACGCCTACAACGGCACGGTTGACCTCGTGGTCAACTCGCGCCTCGTCGGCACGCAGGACGACTACTGGTACTTGGTCGGCGAGGGCCCTGGCGGCGCGAAGCCGATGTTCTTCGTGGAGGGTGCCGCGCCGCGTGAGCAGCTCGACATCGACCTCTCGTCGCCCACGGTCATGCAGAACGACGCGCTCACCTTCGGCCTCATCGCCGATGGTCAGTACGCCGCTGGCATGTGGCCCTGTATCTACGGCGGCATCCTGTAAATCTTCAATGATTTCAAACACTTAGCGCGGTCAATGCGCTGAGTGAACTACAGACCATGCGAGTTGCAGTCGCGCGCAAGCGTGATGGCGGGTGCAATTCCCGCCGATGGTTCCGCTGCACAACGCAGCGTCATCAAGAGGAGATGATTCATGCAACTCGACAATCACACGCCGTATGGGCACGTCGCCGCAAACGCGCGACCTGAGTCACGACTGCTCGTCCGCGTCAACGTGCGCGATGGCCACATGGGTCAGATGCTCAACGACGGTCGCTCGTACGCCAGCGGGACGCACACGCTGCAAATCTACAAGAGCGAACTGCCTGCGCTCATGCGCCTGCTCGAGACGCGCGAGGCTGAGTATCAGACGTCGCGCGCGAATCTCGCGCAGTACGTTGAAGCCTGGTGCAACGAGAACAAGCGCCCGGAGGCCGAGTGTCCGATCACGGCTGAGTCGCAGTTCCGCGCGCTGATGCTGCGCGACGTGCTGCCGCTGACGAGCGTCGAGGTGGTCGGCGAGCTCGACACCATCGACATCGAGCACGAGCGCAAGCGCGCGGCGGCTATCGCGGAGACGGCAGCGCAGGTGTCGTCCTCGTCGGGCGAGCAGACGGCCGTCCTCGCGGGCATCGTGGAGGCGCTCGCGAAAATCAACGCACGTCTCGACGGCGCGCAGAAGGCGGGCCGCTGAGATGGCCGGGGCGAAGCGCAAGGCCAAGGCCGACGCGGAGGCGTCTGCGAGCGCGCCAGAGGCGCTACAGCGGCCGCTAGCTGTCGGAGAGGTGGTGCGCTTCGTCTCGTTCGCTGGCGTGGTCTGCGAGGCTATGGTGAAGACCCTCGACGTGGACGGCACCGGCCTCGTGCGGCTGCTCGTCACGAAGCCGTCGGGCATGACCTTCCTGACCTTGACGTCTTCGGGTGACGCACCCGGCTATTTCCAGCGCAAGGAGGCGTGACATGGCGTTCCTGACCGACGCTTACATCGAGTCGATGCTGGGCGGCGGCACGCGTGGCCCTGCGCAGTACGCGGCCATCGCCACCGACAGCGGCGCGCGCGCGGCGTATATCGCGAGCGCGGACTCTGTCGTGCTCAGCGCGTGCGTGAAGGGCGGCTATTCAAGCGTCACGCTGTCGCCGCAACAGCCGTCGAGCGGCGACGCCTTTGAGCTGCTGCGGCTCATCAGCTTCGGCGTCTGGCTGAAGCTTGCGTCGTTCTACGCGAGAGGCGTCACGATTCCTGCGGAGATCGTCGCGACCATCCCTGACCCGTCGAGCATCTATGCGACTGACGGCGTGCGGCTCGACCTGCCCGGCTTGACGCGTGACCCGCTGGGCGGCGACGGTGGCGCGGACATCATCAACGGAACTGAGATGGTTTCGTCGGAGCGCATCTTCTCGACGCGCTCGCTCATCCTGTTCTGATGGCCGTCTCGTATCCACCGGGCAAGTCGCCGAAGGACTTGTCTCGCGCTCTCACCGCGATGGCTGCGCGCACGCAGGACATGACGCCTGCGATGAAGGTCGGCGCAGCTGCCGTCAATCGCCTGATCGTCAACACGTTCTCGCGGCAAAAGACGCCAGAGTCGCAAGACTGGAAAGAGCTGTCGAAGAAAACAATCAAGCGCCGCCGCAAGAACAGCACGACCGCTCTTGTGGACACGGGCCGATTGCGCTCAAGCATCGCGACTGGCAGTGGCGCGCGCACGATCACGTTCGGCACGAATGTCGGTTATGCAGGGTTTCAGCAGTTCGGCACAAAGCGAGCAAATGGCAGCGTGCGTATCCCAGCACGCCCGTTCATGCCGATTACGAAAAGCGGTCAACTCACCGACAGCGCCGACCCCGCGCGCGTCGTCTTTGACCGCATCTTCAAGAGCGTCGGCTCCTACATCATCAACGGGAAGGTGCGCTGATGGCCAAGCAAACGAACGTGAATATCAGCACCGTTGGAGCCGATATTGGCTATGGCATCAGCGCCCTCATGACGCTGCTCCTCGCCAACGGCTGGACGCTCGTATCCGCAGGCACGGGCACTGCGGGCGTGCGGCGCACGACTCCTGCGCTATCGCTGGCCGAGTGGATCGCCGCGACGAACACGTGGCAGATCGTCACGCGCGGCTCGGTGTGGTTGACGATCAAGCGCAACAGCGCGACTAGCATCGACGTGCGCTTCGCCGTTGCCGCACCAGCCACGGTCGGAAGCTCGACGGTCGCGGACTCACAGGTCACGGCGGCAAACGAGACGACGTATCTCGCTCAATCGATTAGCGGGTCAAGCCGCGCGCACGCGATTACTGTCGATAGCGACGACAATGCAGCGGGCATCCGCTCGTTTTACCTTGTCTTCACGAACGCCAGCTTCGTTGTTAGCGGCGTGATTGTGTTCGGCGCGCTTGTCAACGGCAGCTACACGTCGACGAATCCGGCTCCGTACGTCGTCTCTTTCGCAACGTCAGGCGCTCCGTTCGTGGTGAACAATCCGGCGTGGCGCTGGTGGTATTCGCTTACGAGCGTGTGGACAGCATCAACGGAGAGTGGTGTCCCGCAAACCGAAATAGCCAGTGTTCGTTTTCTCTTTGCCGGTTCGACAAACACGTCTGGCGTCGATCCGTGGAATGGCAAGGACGTAGCGTTCCCGCTCGTTTTTGGTCGCA